ATGACCAAAAAAAATTATGTTTGTAAAAACAAAGAGTCCATTCAAGAGATTATTGGGTGGACTACTCCAAAATTGCATCAGGCCTCTGAATGCTACGTTTCCTTTAAAGTTTTCGATCCTTGCTACGGAAAGTTGCGCCTAAAAAAGATTATGCTAGGACACATAAAGGGTAAGCGAAATCAGCGAGTGTACGGCGAAGCTCTCATTAAGCGTATTACTCAAAAGCTTCTTGAAGGATGGAACCCTTGGATAGAAGAATCTAATCAGGAAGAGTACGCGTTATTTGCAGATGTATGCGGTAAATACAGAGCATATCTAGCGAAAATGGTAAAAGAAGGTGGACTGAAGCCTGGCACTCGACGCAACTATGAGGGTAAATTAGACTTCCTGCAAAAGTGGTTAAACGGCGACGAACATATTACTTATATATATCAGTTCAATAAAACTCTAATCAGTAAGTTCTTAGATTATGTGCTGGTCGGACGAAATAATGCTCTAAGAACTAGAAATAATTATATCGGCTGGCTAAAGTCCTTCTCCAGCTATCTTGTTGAACGAGGGTATGTTCAGAAAAATCCGACTGACGGCATTAATGTAACGACGAAACTGCAGCATAAAAATCGAGACGTTATACCTAACGATGTTCTGCGGCAGCTTAAATCTTACCTTGAGAAAGAAAACAAACACTTCCTGCTTGCATGCTATTTTCTCCACTATCTGTTCGTTCGCCCTGGAGAAATGTGCAGCCTACGAATCAGAGATGTATCAACAAAGAAAAAGACGCTCTCTCTTCACGGCGCTAACACTAAAAATGGTAGAGACGCCGTGGTTACCATCCCGAACCATGTTATCGAGCTGATGAAAGAGTTAGGTATATTCTCAAGACCTCAGAATTATTATATTTTCGGTAATAATTTTCGACCAGGACTAGAAGCACTGAAGGCTAGAACCTTCTCGCTATATTGGGACAAAAACGTCAGAAAAGCATTAAAGCTAAACGCATCATATAAGTTCTACAGCCTGAAGGATACTGGCATAACTAATATGATAAAATCTAAAACAGACCTGCTGTCTGTTAGAGATCAGGCGAGACATTCATCTGTCGATATTACCAATATATACACGCCGCAAGACTGCAAAGAAGCAAACAGCGCACTTATCGACTATGAAGGCGTATTTTAATATAATGATTGTAGGAGATTTTTCTCCTACAATCCTACTTTCCTACGAATCACGCGGATAGCACTCTACATGTATGCGCCCATCGATGATGTACATCTCAAGTTCATAACCTTTGTCGAGCATTTTTGAAATTTCATTTTCCGTTGGAATATCTTTTCTCTCTTCTGTTTTATGATTCAATATTTCGTTTGCCATATTCTTATATTTCATATCAATATTATATCTTTTCTTGAGCTGTACAGACCTATAATGACCTTTAATTACAAAGAATTTCCATGCTTCCTCGTCTAGCTCCTCCTTTATGATTTGCCTCTTCATTCCGTATTCGTTGTAATGACCGAAGATTCCCAGGTATGAATTAACCGACTGAATGGCATGGCTGATAGCTTCAATATCTCCATATCTGGCGGCATCATTAAGCTTACGTACAGACTTTCTGAAGTTGTTAATGGTATTGTTTACCGAGTATATTCTGTCTCGCTTAATGATAGCTCCAACAAACCTGACACCTTTAGAGTAATGCTGGAAATAAAATTTCTTCTCATTCAGCCGCAGGCCTAAAGATGCAAGCGTCTCCCTTATCATCGGCATCAGGCGAAGGAGCGTCTCTTTCCGTCTCGCCACCAGAACCATATCATCTACGTATCTGACATGATGCTTGCAGTAATAATCTATCTTCCAATCGAGTTTCGATAACAGGAAGTTAGCAAAGAGCTGAGCAAAGAGGTTGCCGATAGCTACGCCTCTGTCTTCTCCATTCGTGAACAGAGACTTCTCTTTAGGCAGAAACTCCCAGAGATAATCGGCGCTCTTCTTCTCGCAATCCTTCTCGGGATGGTGCATAACCACCATATTGCATAGCCAACGGAGATCTTCCTTGTCATCCCCATGGTAATTCCTTACGATGAAATCATCTACCATCTTAGCAAGAAGCGGCTTATAGATGCTCATAAAGAATCCCTTCAGATCGATCCCCATCACGTAGGCATCTTCTGTATAATTCTCGCTCACTTCCATAATATCCTCCTGAAGCTGCCTGATACCAGCCAGCTGGCCCTTGCCTTTCCGGCAGTTGTATGTACGGTCAGAAAACTGAGACTCAAACAGGGGTTCGAGTCTCAGTGCGATATAGTGGTGGATAATGCGGTCACGAAACTGACCAGCGAACACTTCGCGGTAGCGAGGGCATCTAACAACAAAGCAGATAGATTTGCCAATCTTATATTGACGTGAATTGATTTCATCAAGCAACTGAACGAGGTTACTCATATAGTTCATTTCAAATTCCGTAGCGCCGACTGTTTTCCGCTTATGACGGCGGCAGTCGAAATATGCTTCTAAGAGAATGCTAAAATCTATCATTTTAATATCTGTCTGCTTATATCTTCTTAATTTAATGCTGACACCGGGCGAACATGATTCTTATCCTTAACCTTATTGTTCCAGTTGTTGAGGTTGCCGTCGCCAAAGTTCAGATTCCACGCGTTCGCAGGACTGTTCTCGGTTGACGCCGCAAATTTCTTGTTCTTAACTATATATGATAGGATGCGGCCCATTTAATTAAGAAAGGTTGCTCTCTCGGCTTGACGTATCTCGCCGACCCTGGCTTAAATCACTCAAGCTGTAGTCTACTGTCTGGAACTCATCTCAGCAGCCTGCGCTCTAAGGAGTGATCCTTTCCATGCTGTGCATTGTTTTCCGACGTCCTCTCGCAAACGAAGGAGGCTCGCGAGTCTGTTTGTACCCATTATCCACCTTTGTTCTCCAGCAATATCTATCAAGGTCGATATAACTTCGAGATCGGTTTGAAGTTGAGCGAGATGTTCGATGCGAACACTCAGATCGCTGAGTATATACGCTTTGGCGATATGATTCAGACTATCAATAAGCATATTACATAGTCTGTCTCCAAAAATCGGACGTTGTGACCTTGGAAAATTCTTAACCACACCTATAGTTATATCAAGCATCTGCTTTACATCTAGATATATTCTCGTTTTACTTGCCAACCTTGTCGCTGCCATATTTCCTTGTTTTAAATACTCTACTGGAGATGTCCTCGACTTTAAGGTCGAGGACGATTAACTATTAATTAACAACTAACTATCGTAAAAATGCTGACACCGGGCGAACAGGATTCTTATCATTAACCTTACTGCCCCAGAGGTTGAGGTAGCCGACGCCAAAGTTCAGACCCCACGCGTACGCAGGACTGTACTCGGTAGATGACCAGTACCAGCTTGTATCTAGCTGCTGAGCTCCCTTAATGAGTGACAGCGCATAGTTGATCTTTGCTTTATTAGCATACATCACCAGTAATTCCCCCGCCGATGGCAGCCACCAGTATCCGGCGGTCAGACCTTTACCCTTACTGTTCGCTCGACTATACAGTCTACAATAGCCTGGAGCGTAAGCAGCAGTATTCGTTACGTGCGAATTGGACGATGCTTTGATGGCGGCATCCGTATGCTGCCGGCCATTAAAATCCAGCATGGCAGCGAGTCGGTTATTCCCGATAACCTGAGCAGTAAAAGTGTCGTCGTTGCCGTAGTTAGAAAGTTCTGCCTGTACCTCTGCGCTCGACCATGGTAGCGCATCTGCCTGTGTTGGAGCGACAACCAGATGACGGCCACCTTCAAATATTACTACGCCATCCGCTATTTCTCCGCCAGCTTCCAAGCTTGGCCACTGTGCTGGAGCAACCATGAGCGGATATCCATCATCTGCACGATGATACATGATGAAGACGCCATCATACAACTGAGCCATATTCTTTTCAAGATAAGGCTTCATAGTGTTAAGACTTGCGTTAGTAACGGCCTGGCCGTTAGCAGACAGCCAATCGCTGATTTTTCTTGTATTTATAGCCATAATATTATGTATTTTAAATGATTATTACTTATTTTTCTCTTCTACCGATACCGCATTGCTGATAGCGGTATTCACTGCGTCAATGAAGCAGGGAGCGGTAGTGCGTTCAACGAGTTCCTTGATGATTTTCACTTCGTCATCGGTGTACTCAGTATCATCGTTTCCGTTCCACATTTTTACTGCAAGAGCCTGTCCTGCCAGCCCCAATCCTGCTCCCTGCGAGTAGATGATGTTTGCAATCTGCTTGCGTGCGTTAACTACCTGACACCGATTCTTGTCGAGTGTCATAAATACTTCGAGATGTTCTAACTTAACTTTCATATTCTTTGCTTATTATTTTAAATTACCAAATAAGAGATTACCATGCACTAGCAATGACAATAGCTTGCCTATTAGCGGACAATCAATCGCTGTTTTCTCTTGTCTTTATAACCATATTATCGACCTTTATAAATTTTTAATATTCCGTTCTCTTCATATATCATTCCTTGTCTCGCAACCGATGGAATGCCAGATGGTATACCGGCAAGAAAAAGATACAGTGCGCTTGCCTTCTTGTCAACGAGGCATTTTAGTCCTGTAGTCGGTATATCTGTCCTGTGATAGCCAAAGTTACTTATATCGTTTGCTACTCTAAATTGTACGTAATTATGAAAGTAATCTCCAAGTTTAAGCTCGTATGGCGTTAGCTTAGATGTATATCCGGTCATTGTCGTCGTGAGTGCAACGATTTTATTTTTACCAACATCGTCTACACCGGAAATCATAGAACACGTCATGTCCTTACCATTATTATCCTTTGCTGTAAACTCAGCTTTCACCCCGGAATCTCCATATCCGAAATATAGCGATTGATTGTTTACCGCATCGGCATATTGTATATAGTCTTTACAAAGCTCACAAGTCTTCGTTGTTGACGTATACTTGATAGACCCATCTGCAATTGTGAAGTCTCCAACAAAACCTGACTTCGCAGTAACCTTACCAGTAATATCAGCATCAGTCATCTTGGTAAAACCACTCCTTTTAACGCTGAATGGAGCATCAGCCCCATTCGGTGCGCCAAGCCACAGAGCGTAATCATTATCATTACTAACAACCCTAAACGAGCCAAACATTGCGCCACCTGACGGATTGTACAG